TTCTCGATTTTATCCACGTTAGGTCAGCTTGAAAACCTACACCCGTTACTGTTTTATCAGAAGGACTTGCCCCAGTGTAGGTTACTGGCATAAAATGCTCCGATGGCTTGGCGATTGTGGGGGTCGCGAGGTTGCCTGTGGAGAGTGCGGAGAAGCCGCTGGGTGGGGCGTAGAAAAATTCTGATTGCGATGTATCTTGACCGCTGGTTTTGCCTCCCGCGAAGAATGGGTCTTGGCCGAAGTTGGTAATCAACTTATGTGCGCCGTCATAAGATTTTAGACAGGGCAGCCAAGTGTGCCCACTCAAATCCGAAAACGCAGTCGTCCAGCTTCCGTCGTTGATTCTAAACTTGAGAGTGTTTGCCGTGGTGTCAATCTGCAATCCGATAATGTCACCGCTTGCCCACGAAGTATAACCGGATGCGATTTCGCTGCCGTTATTGTGAGTGTACCCGTTGCCGCGCAGAAACCTAGATTGGGTCGCATTGATTTGGTCGCTAACCTTCGCCGTATCCGACATTATGCCAATAGCGGGAGGGTTCGAGAAGGAGTTTGACAGCAGAACCTCAAAGTATCGCTTGCTGCTCGGCGGGAAGGCTTGAGTAGCCTTAACTGCGCGATGCGCTCCACCGGCAACAAAGGCTAAATTCCCCTCACTCAACGTGCCACCGCCGATGTCCACCGCATTAAGCACACAATAATTATCAGTCGGAGTATCCTCCACAACATCCGAGGCGGCGAGGTTGGTGGTGTCAAAGTAATTCCCGTTTCCGCTTACATCCTTTCCGATGCCAGCATTGCTTCCGCCGGTCGCGCTGTCCTCCTCGAAATCCAGATGAAATCCATTCGTACCATAGGTTCCGCTGAACGCCTTTGGTTTCCACTGCCCAGTCGTGGCATCCTCCTCGGCAAAACTGGTGGGTGTTAGTGCTTGCCCGTCGATGAAATGTACGTCAGCTAGGTAGCCATCAAAATACTGACCAGTGCCGGAAGAGAGGCCTATCTTATTGGTATACGATGAGGTGTTAACTTGTAGGTCGTAGTTCAGCGTTGGGTAGGTAGCGGAAGAAAACGTGATTGCGGAACCGTTAACGTAAATCTTAACCCTATTTGTATCAGTAGCTTGGGTCGTATCAACCGACAGCGCAATGTGATACCACGCTGAAACGTCTCTGAATACAGCATTGGACTGCAATGTGGGAGTTGCGCCTAAACCGTGCGACTGGAAACGGAGTCCATCTTGGTAAAATGTCAGCAGCGCATAATTTGAACCACTCGCCTCGGATGCCCAAATTGTTTCGTAGCCAGTTGAACTGAGGACACTCCGCTTAACCCAAAGGCTGAGAGTAAATGTTGTCTGACTGCCTGACGAACTGGGTGTGCGTGTTAGGATTGGTGAATCGCCGCCATTAAACCGCAACGACTTCGTGACCACATCTGGTACTGCTGCTGCTCCGGCTGGGATTATGCTGTTGTTGAATATCGCCATTAAGCGAGGGCTTTAGTTGTGGACAGATAGGTGTTAGTGCCATCGCACAAGTACGAGATAAGAAACGTGCCAGCCCCGCCTACTGTCGTGAGGAAATCTGAATCAACCTTCGTCGTGCTAGAGGCAGCGAGTGTGTGCGAGTAGGCGGAGCCGTTGATTAGCTTGATGAATCCGCTCTGACCCGACACCTCGTTAGTGAAGTCAATCGCCACCGCCGCCGCAGCCGTACAGAAGAAGTTCTGCCCAGCGTTGAGGTCGAAGCTGCCGTCGTTGTCGGTGACAATGGTGGCACGTTGAGAGCCAGTCCACGTCTGGTCAGCGGTGAGGTCGTAGTCTGCGCCATCAGTTCCGTTGGTTCCGTTGGTTCCGTTGGTTCCCGCCGCACCGTCAGTTCCATTCGTGCCATCCGCACCCGCTGCGCCAGTTGCACCGTCAGTCCCATTGGTTCCGTCTGCACCCGCTGCGCCAGTTGCACCGTCAGTTCCGTTAGTCCCGTTAGTCCCGTCAGCACCAGTTGCTCCAGTTGCTCCGTCTGCTCCAGTTGCTCCGTCTGCTCCATTCGTACCATTCGTACCATTCGTACCATCTGCACCCGCTGCACCAGTTGCGCCATCTGCGCCCGTAGCTCCGTCTGATCCATTCGTACCATTGGTTCCATTTGTTCCATCTGCACCAGTAGCACCAGTAGCTCCCGTAGCTCCGTCCGTACCATTAGCTCCATCGGCTCCCGCTGCACCAGTAGCTCCTGCCGCGCCAGTTGCTCCGTCTGTACCGTTAGTTCCATCTGCTCCAGCGGCTCCAGCGGCTCCAGTTGCTCCCTGCGGCCCCGTTGCTCCCGCTGCTCCCGCTGCTCCGTCCGTACCGTTAGTACCATCTGCCCCATCTGCTCCGGTGGCTCCCGCTGCTCCGGTGGCTCCGTCCGTACCATTAGTTCCCGCCGCACCATCGGCTCCAGTAGAACCATCGGCTCCAGTTGCACCCGCCGCACCAACCGCGCCAGTAGCACCAGTAGCTCCTGCCGCGCCAGTTGCGCCATCTGCGCCAGTTGCACCCGCCGCGCCCTCTTGGCCAGTTATATTGCTTTGACTCATATTGTTACCGCAGTAAACCAGCAATCGGCACTGCCCAAGGTTAGCGTTGTGTTAGTGGATGAGTTGGCAATGTAGATTCCGTTAGCGAACTCCATACCCCTCACGGGAATTTCGATGTAAAAGTTATCCGCCGCCCCGATGTAGAGTGGATGAATCTTGGGCGCAGTTCCGTCACTCACAGCCGATGCGCTATCGAACACCATAATGTACTGATCGGCAGCATTCTTGCTAGACCCCAAAAGCCCAAGCATCACTGTGCCGACTGCGCTCACCAGAAGGTCATTGTCCCAAGTTGTATTGGATTTGATCTTACCTACACTTGCTATATCTTTTCTCGCCATTAGTTACTCCATGCTTTTAGGATTTGCTTCTTGCTGTACTTGGAAGACCACCTGCTCCCAGTTTTGCATTCCTCGTTATAGTATCCCTTCATAACCCCTTCTTTCATGTTGGTGGGGTTTGAGGCGTTTCCAGTAAAGGAAGTTGGTTGGGGGTCAGAGACTCTGTGATACCCATTGGGGCATTTATCACGGTCTTTGAGTAACCGAATCTCTTCGATCCTGACACCAGACTTATTCTCATAAATGTAAATTGGCATCTTACACCTTCAAATTGTAAAAACCGGAGGGAGTTTCTTAGGCTCCCCCCAGTTGCGTTAACCTTTCGGCTTAGGAGTACGCAGAGCGCGAGCGCAGAACCACAAACCAGTTCGAGTTAAGAACCTTGGCGGTGTAGTACGCTTTCCAGCCGATTGTAGTTGTTTGGTTTAGAGGGTCACTCTTATCAGCCGTATCCGTAATAAGAACGGACGGTGACTTGGGCGAATCGCCAGCCAGAGCAGGGACACCAAAGGCATCTCCACCCATCACAAAGGACGAATAGATTTCGCCACCAGAGGTAACGTGTGCGCCCTTCGCGGCAGCGGCATCCTCAACATAAGGATTGGTGTCTTCAACGACTTTCACGCCATGAAAAGCACCAACCTCACCCTTGAACAAACCTTGAACAGCACTGTACTTATGGGCTTCGAGCCAATCAGTGTTGTTCATTAAGTCGCGGGTGACTTGAGGAGCGGCAATCATTACATAGTGACCACCAATTTGCGGAGCGCGGTTAATCTTCAGATTAGTCACACTGTCCAACAGGTCGGTAGCAGCAATTTTGCCGTTAGCGTCACTCAATGCAGCAAGTGCAGCCCAGTTCGCCGCTCCACCGGAGTAGCGTTTGGTGCGGTCATCGCTTTCGTCAGTGTCCCCGTTATTAACGAGTTCATCACGAATAAGCGTGTCGCATTTAAGAGCGGCATCTTCACCGTTAGTCTTGACTGCCTGAGACATGATATTCAACAACGAGGTTGCATTAAGAATATCCGTCACAGCGATCACCTGACCGATTTGAGCTAAGGTCGCATCGACGTTCTCAAGAGAAAGCTCACGGTAGTTGCTGCTGGAAATAGCAGTTCCCTCAGTGAGAGTCTGAACAGATGCGGTTGATGGCTCGCCAAAGCGGAAGAACCGAATCGACTTCGACCCCGAATTACGGGGCAATGGAGCCGTTTGGGCAAATTCCGCTTTTCGCAGAGCTTGTACAGCGTAGTCTAGTAATTGCTTACTAAAGTACGTTTGGTATTGATTTTGAATCGACGTAGGATTCGTGGTTGATACAGTAGCCATTTTATTTTAGTTACACTTTTTAATGCACTTGTACATTAGTAGCCTCCCGTGGCGTCCACTGCTTCTGCTTTCCTGCGTAACTCAGCAAACTGCTCTTCTGGAGATAGGTTGCCAAATTGAGGTGAGCCGCTTGGAGCACCCGATGGGTCGGAACCACCAATGGATAGTTTCGATTTCAGACTAGAGTTCTCTTGAGAGAGAGCCGTAATCTGTTCTTGGAGTTGTGACGAGCTACCGGCTTTCATTTGCATTGCAACAATATCTGCTGCATCCAGAATGCCACCCGAATAGGTAGTAAGTACGGCGCGTTCTTCCAGCATACCATTAACTGCTTTTCGGAAGGATGAACTATGATCTCGCAACTCAGGATAAGACTCAGATGCCTTATCAAAATTGCTACTCCATTCGTTTTTGAATGTATTGTCCATTCTATCAACCTTTAATCCGCGCTCATTGCTCCTCACCGCTTGGGCTTGTTCCTTGGCCTTTTCAGCAAGACCATGTTCGCCCTCGGCGGCAAAGTTCTGAGCAGCAGCTTCATAGTCTGCGGCAGTATGCCCGTCCTCATCTACATATTGTTCTGGCTTGGCTCGGTCATTCAAGGAGCTTCTCAGTTCCTCAAGTTGCTTTCGCTCTTCGGCAAGGCTCTCTTTCTCAGAATTGACATTACGCCAAGTCTCATTAAGACGCCTCTCCGACTTCGCCAGACGTTCATCTACAACTTCACTCTTCAGAGAACCATCATCTGCAAGGAGTTCGGGTTCAGGCTTAGAAACTTCTTCGGGTTCGGGAATCTCTTCCTTCTTCACCGCCGCAGTTTCGTCAATCTTATCCGGCTTAGGAGTAACTTCCTTCATGGCTTCGATTGCCTGTGCGGACTGAATGGCAGGGTGTTCCCCCTCATCATATCCAGACAACTTATCCTGTTCGGCAGCTAACTCCTGCAACCCTTCCAATGATAACACTTCGTTCTCTTCACTCATGGTTTATCTTTTGTGCATTTTATCAAGCAGCCGCGCACCGTGGCCACCTGTAGTGTGTCTACTGTTCGTTACCGCCACGACACGCCAGCGAAAACGTATGCCCTATTATTCGAGTTCATCAGGCGGACTTTCCTGAGCCTCGTAAAGTTCTTGGTTGGCCAAAGCTTCTACGCTTGTAACCGCCCCTCTGAAACCATTAGCAAATCCTGCCTCGAATTCAAGATATTTCTTACTCTCGATGCACCTTGCATTACCCCTGACTACCATATTACGCAGTATTAGGCTTAATTTCCTACCTGAACTAGAAGTTAAAAAGTTTGTCAACCTCTCTGAATCTTCTCTTTCCCACTTCGGTTCGTCAACCCAATCTACATGACGGGCAAACATAAGCATGGCTCTTATCTTTCTAAGCATATCTTTTTTCCTTTTCTCATGTTATCTCTTTTTAGCATTGGCTTTAGGTTGCTGAAGTGCCAACAGGCCTCCCACTCCCTACTATTGTTTGGGTTGAACGCATATATCGGTATGTGATGGTCTAAATGCCATTCCTTTCCGTAATTGTCCCAACTCATTTTCCCTCTGAACTGAACTTCTATGTGCCTAAATAAATGACTTTTACTGCACCCAACTAAATTCATGGTTCTCCTGCTTTTCCCGACCATAATGGAGTTCAGCCTAGATCGGAGATTAGCTATGATTCGTGCCGTTGGGTCTGATTGGAGCTTCTTTTTTCTCTTGGCGGATATTATGTCCTTATAGTTCTTGAAGTATCTTTTCTGAATCTTTCGGCAGTGATCCCAGTTTGCATAGTAATGCGCTGCGCGACGACTTTTGAGATCGTCACTGTTTTCTAAATAGTATTCCCGCTGCTGCCTTCGTACCTTATCTCTGTTTTTCTTGTAATACTCCCTGTTACGCAACTGCACCTTGGCCTTGTTCTTGCGGTAATACTCCTGACTCTTGCTCGGCTCCAACTTCATTACCCCTATCCTGCATTAACGATTCCGCTGATGTGGCTAATTGCTCTCTCATGGCCTTGGCTCCCTTTGCGTCAACCTGCTCGAACGCCTGTAAAAGCTGCTCGATTCTCTGAACAATGAGTTGCTGGGTCTTCTCTGAAATGTCCATCCCCTCTTCCATCCTGTTATCCAAGTATTGAATCAGTACGCCAATACGAATCTCAAACCGTTCGTTACCTCGTACCGGCACTGGGAATCCTGTCTCCATAATCGTGATGTTATTTGCCTCCTCAAGTGCTTCGTGCTCCTGACGCATATTGGCATCCATGAACATTCTCCGCACTAGGCTTGGGTCATCCAGTTCCAGAATACTTCGATCCAATTCAGCTTGGTTGATGAAAGGTGATCCCGCGAACAGTTGCTTGCGAGCCATTGCTTGCTGAAGCTTCATTGCTCGGTTCTGACTATCCGGCCCACCTTTAGGCTCAATAACATAGTCACCCATAAAGGCGTCCACATCTAAACGGCCCATATCTTCACGATAGCGAAACTCTAAATCATTCTTGTTGTACTGGAGGAACAGCGACCAAGTTTGACGGTACACTTCACCGAGGGACAGGCGGAACACTCTGGCTCTCAAGTCATTAGACTCTGCCATCATTCCGCTAATCGCATTGATCTCCGTAGCCGTTCGCCTATCTCCCTTGTCGTAAGTAGACTGTACCCCGAAATCTGGCATACCAATTCTCTGCTCCGCAATGTGGCGAGTGGCCTGAATCTCCGTGTCCCAGCTAATCGGGGGCGGAGGCATTTGTACAGGAACAAGACCAACTGGAAGTATTTGGCCGGGATGGTGGCGTATGTTTGCAGCGTTAGGGATGTCCCTTTCTGATCTGAACATCGGGCTATTGTACAATGTCATCGCATCGTGCTTATCATTCCACATCTTACACAGCGATGCCTCGAACGGTGCTACGATCTCACAGACCCCGCGCGGTGAATACCATCCCTTGTCCTTTATCTCGTAACTAAAGTCCACAAATGGGTACTGGTCGTGATTGTAGTCCAGTTCCATCGTTTCCCGTAAATTCATATCAGGGGCTTCTGGGCAGAACGTCTGAACAGTAACCTTCCCGTCCATCTTCTCGTAAACCTCCCAGACAATTATCTTAGTCTTGTCCGATTGGTAGTTAATGCCTTCCCGCCTTAGAGTCTTGATCTCCTTCTCCTCAGAGTTGCCAACACGTCCACGCTTGCTCTGAAGTAAGTTAACATCCACGTCGGAAAACCGCTTATCATTCTTAAAGGATTCTAGGCTCATTTGCATTATGTGCACAATACGCTCGGAGTCCTGAAGAGTTTTAGTTCGGTCTGGAACTATGACCATCATTGGGTCAATGGCGTCGAACTGAACCTTTTTCTTGTCCGTGTCCCAATACACCTTAACTGTTGAGCGTCCCGCCATCAGCCCGTGGTCAACCCAAGTCAGGGCTTCTGTCAGGAAATTAGTCCTCTCCTTCATCTGGTAATCGAACCAACGCTCCGCAGTAACGGTCATCCCTTGATCTTGTTGGCGCATAGGAACAAAGGACGAAATCGTATCCATGCCCACAATCTGCATAAAGTAAAATGGCTTGAGTCTCTCTAGGATGGAATCGGCCATTGGGAAATGGAGGTCGGCAGCATTCTTCCACGGCTTGTTTTGCCTACGGAGTCCCTGATGCCTCATCTCGTACCAAAGTGCCTGACGCTGCTCCCATTTGGTGCGGTCTTTGATGTCCCTGTTAATCGCTTCGTGAAGTTCTGTTCTATCAGTCATTCTTAGTTTTCCTTATCTGCTGCTTTCCAGCTTTCTTTCCAGTTCGTTTATGTAAGTCCCCAAGTCCCTTATCAGTGCTGCCCCAGCCTCTGTCTCAGTCGCGTCCTCCATCCCCTGAAGATTCCTCTCCGCTATTTCCTGAAATCCGTTCAGCTTCACGCTTAGACATCCGACGCTCCCTAGCAGCAGCAATAAGCACATCAACACCTTTATCTTTTTCATCTTTTCTTTTCTGGGCCATTTGTGCTGTGGCTATATCGCCAAGCGACTCAACTGCGTCTATTAGTCTCGGCAGGGCAGCTAGGCCTTTTAATGCGGCCAGTATCATTTACCGTATTCCACCATGTTAAATGCACGGATGCTCTGTTTCAAGTACACCCAGAGAAAGTGTAGTCACGGAATCTCTCCGAGCACCATACGCACCCGCGCTTCACAATTCGTAACAACATGACCCACATAACTCAAGTTTAGAATTTCTTAAATACCACCACTTTCTCCTTCACGAAAATCCTCTCTCACAAGAAACTGAACTCCTGTCTCCGACTTCCTCCAGAATACTCACGACAGAGTAGAATAAAATAGAATAGAATAAAATAGAATAGATTATCACCTATAGTCCATTCGCCAGAGAAGCTTTGATATGTTGATGGCGGCTTCATCCACCCACTCCTCCTCCGATTTGCCCTTAATGGATGGGAACTCTGCGTGTAGGCATTCGTGGATTATAACCTCCATCCTGTATCTCCCTCTCAGCTTAGGGCTTATAGTTATGGACTTCTCGTTATCTGACGGGGCTTCGGGGTCACAGCACAGTCCATCAATGTCCTCAATGTATATACTAAACTTGCCCGTGCTGAAGTTGTGTGTGCGTATAGCCATTACCCTGCGTTCATTCCAGACACTCCATAACCGGAAGAGTATTCGCCCTCTTCATTCCAGATCAAATCAAACACACTCTTCCTCTTACTAATTACCGCAGAATTATTGATGCCGCCACATGATATGCACCCCACAACTGCATCGCCCCTATCTGGAGAGCTTACCCCCCTTGACCGCATATCATCCTTACTCTCAAGCATTAGCTTCCCTTTGCTGTTAGTTTTACCCAATCGAGTGGTTAGCTGCTCCACCATAATCTCATCCTCCGGTAAAATGACTTCGGCCTTCTCAATCATCCGAGCAGCAACATACCACATCTCAGCCCCCCTGTTTCCGTAATGACGATCATCGTATGCCCTAGACCCATTGTTTACCCTGTTCACGTTCCACCCAGCCTCACCCAAAGCATCACACATCGGGATTCCAAGGCCACCGGCATCCGCATATATCTGATCGGCTTCGAGTCCGTGCTTCCTGAACTCCATTATGAACCGCCCCACAGCGTCCATCGTGTTCCGTTCCTTCCAGCACTTCATTGGCAAAATCTCGTTACCCTCCCTAACGCAAAGCACGTTCTCATCCCCACCCGCAGCAAAATCGCAAAACGCAACCTTACCCTTCTTGTTCTTAGCTGGAGGGCTTTGATAACAGTGCTGAAGAGAGTTATAGGGAATTACCAAGTTGTCAGAGCCTAAGTCCATGAACTCCCCGTAAATCATCGACCTAACCAAAGGATGCTCTATCCCCCACTTCTCCGTCTGCTCATCAATCCAATCCTTCGGTATATGCGGACAGTCAAACGCCGTAACACTATGGGTACTCCAGAAACTTGCCTCCTTAGTAAACGACCTGTAGAAAGCACCGCTCGGCCCCCCAGGACTTGACATCACTAATAGCCTAGAAGGCTGGCAACGAGCTATCGCCTCATATATGGAATCAGGCACAGTCTTAGCCTCATCCACTATCATCATCAAATTATCACTCGGCCCCTGCCTGTGCCACCCCTCAAACTTACCAGCATCATTCGTACTAAAACCAATCGCCCTACTACCATTCTGATGCTCAATCTCACTGCTGGTTATACGCCACCCCTCGCCAAGCTTCGCAGCATACCCCCTCAATGCTGGCCATAGCTGATCCTCAACCTGTCGCCATACCCCAGCAGTAGTAATGGTAAGACTCTGAGGGAACCGTATCATGT